AACAGGAAGCGTTGAAGGCAAACTAGTAGGTGTAATGTATTGACCCAATTGACGCATCGCCTGCATCCCTTCACGCGCCGTTGCAGCAAGCTCTGCTGTCACCACGCCACCGTAGTAGGGGACAGACTGGAACGCCATGTTAGCAATCAGCCCAGTCAGTGCGCCTGGTGGGACAGTGACCTCATCGCCAAGATTGCTGACGGCTGTGTACCCAAGATTGATGCCCTTCGCCGCAAGGCTGGACATATAGTTGTTCATCGCAAAGATAAAGTCCTGATACTCGTCAGCCTCCAAAGGAGCCTCTGACGCTTGTACCAGAATCGCTTGCAGTGATGCCTTGGCTACTTGGGCAACGGTTGCCATTTATTCAAACCTCGGTTTGGCGGTCTTAGCCGCCTGCTTGAAGGATTTGGCAGTGGGAGCGCCATCGCTGCCAGGCTTACGCATCTTCTCGCCTGAACCTTCCTTGATGCGCTTCTTCTTCGCTGCAATGTTCGCGTATAGACCTTTCATGTCACGCCTCTTTAGATTTAGCTGGCCGACCACGTTTCTTTTCTTCCACTACAGGTGCTTGGTCTTTAGGCTTCCAGCCAAGACTTGCCGCAGCTTCGTAACTGCCGCTGTCAACATTGACTTCCACGCCGCTTGGTTTTATCCAGATACTTGTGCTCACCATTTTTCCTTGGCGGCCCAGTAAGCCGCAGACATTTTGCCCTTGTTGATGTTCTCTCGATGTCTTGCCATGAATGAAGCTCTGCGCTTGCGGTCTGATTCAGACTCGCCCTCACGCTTTGGACTACCGCTGACACCTTGCTGGCCGAATCGGATTGTCTTGATTTGGTCGCCAGACTTAGCTACGACCACATGAGATTTCGTGGGGTGATTGGGAGTTTTCTTGGGCTTGTTAAAGCCTTCTACTCCTGCTCTTTCCAATCTAGGGTCTTTGGGCATACTGGTCTCTATGTAATTCCGAGTTTCAACTTTAGATTTACATGGATAGTCGGGGGAATTCCGATTATCTGCGCTTAATTTGGCCCAAGGGCAGGGAATCGAACCCCGGTCAGCGGTTTTGGAGACCGCCGTTCTACCATTGAACTACCCAAGGTTTGCCGGTTACTAGCTCCGGCTCCGGTGTTTCGCCCCGGAAGGTTAGCAACGCTTGATCGCATCGTTGCCAGTGCTTAAGGGCATCGCGGCCTTGCAAGTCTGGAATCAATCCAACGCTTGCGGGCATAGGGTGCGATTTGGCTTGTTGAAGCCGTCCAAGCCTAGTCTCTCTAATCGCGGGTCTTTCTTAGCCATCAAGTAAGTCTCCTGCCGTGATTAGCGTCAAAGCCATAAGCACTAACTGCTTGCAGCCTAGCATGATGTGCAGCTTCAGGAGTAGGAAACGCGCCGAAGCTAATCGACTTTCCATCAACCATCAGCCTAGCTCTCCACTTTCCGGAGTCTTTTCTGTATGAAACACCGGCATAGCCAGATGTATTTGTAACGTGCTTCTTTTGGTTTTTGCCGTTGTCCCTAAACTTGACGCTTCTGAGGTTTGACCACTTGTTGTTCAGGCCATCCCCGTCGATATGGTCTATTGTGTCCGGCTGCTCGCCTGTCATCCATATCCAGATAATCCTGTGGGCATAAACGCTTGTAGAATCTAGCGTTACCCGTGTATACACTTTACCGGCATTGCATTTGTGAAGACTTCCAGCCGGTTTTTTCTTCCACCTTTCGCTAGATTTCTTCCAGCATAACAATCCTGCTTCCGGATCGTAGTCAAATCTTGAGCGTATGTATTGTGCGTTTAATTCAATCATTATCTTCTCCCAAAGATTCCCGATTAAGTTAATGCGCCTTCGCTTAGGTGGGAAGCCTAAACTCAAGGGGGTTATAAATCCCCGGCGCATTTACATCATATCACATCAGTTGCCGAATCCCTGCCCGGACATCAGCGGGTTGAAGCAGGCATACGCAGGCAGAAGGTCGAAACGAATCTGCTGCTTGTTGGTGTCACCTGAACTGTACTTGCTGATGCGGATGGACATACCGTCAGAGGTAGTCGCAACAGTGTCAGTGGAGTACAGCTTTGGCAGCTTCACAGTGCCCATGCCGAACGCTTGCTTGGCATAGAACAGGTTGGGCTGGTACAGGGTCGCAGTGGCAGACACGATTGTAATCACAGCGCCACTAGCAGGAGCCGCAGTCACAGTGTTGTACTGACCAGTTGCTTCGTAGATCGCAGGGCCAGCCACTACCAGAGTGCCGTCACCAGACGCGCCAAGAGTAACGTCAGCAGTCACAACACCAGTCCATGCCACGTTGCCGCCAGTTGCACTGACCATCGCTTGACGGGTAGAGCAATTGAGACGGTTGACGCTTGCAATGGTGACCAGTTCGCCAGCCTTCACAACCATGTTCGCTTGGAACCCAGTGACCGCCAGAGACTGGGTCATTGTGTCCTTTGCAGTCACGTAGGTTGCGTCAGGTGCAGAACTCAGCGTACCGGCACGGTCTGCACCAGAGCTTGATGTAAAGCTCGCCAGAGTCGTTGCAGACAATGCACGAAGACCACCGAAGTTGGTGCTGATCTGGGCATTCTCCCACGCTGTACGAATCAGGCTGTCAACAGAGTTGAGACCTGACTGAGCAGAGGCCAGTGTTGCTACTGTGAAGGGGTTCATCAGGTAGTAACGATCCACACTAGGATCAATACCCATTGAGTCCATGAACGCAGCAGCGCCAGCCACATCAGACCACGCATCTACAGCAGTACCGTGAGTACCATAACGCAGTGAGCTGTTCTTCAGCATGAAGGATGCGAAGTCCAGTTCGAGGTCGGTCACAATGCGACGAGCCATCGGAGCCAGGATGTCCTCAAGCTGGTCTAGTTGCAGAGCCTCTTCCACGTTGCCCCATTCGGTAGCAGCAGTGAAGTAGTTCTGGACAGTACCAGTGGCCTTACCGGCAATGATCTCGCTCTTGGTAGACGAAGAGATGTCACCGCCAGATGTGCGGATGGTCTTGTAGTCATGGGGACGCTTGAAGTCCACAGTGCTACCAGATGACGGGTTGAACTTGTCAGCCAGAAGCTGGGTGTCAACTGTCTTTGTGATTACCCGTGAGTTCTCGAAAGCATCAAGGAACACACGGGCTACTTTACGGGTTACGTTACTACTGAGATTGTTAGCCATTTAATTCACCTATTCAAATGTTGCTCCCTTCGGCCCTTTCGGTTTGACCTGGACGCCAGATGGCATAGGTCGTCGAACGGGATCAGGAGCGTTAGTGTATTTGGGTTTCAGGGCAACAGCTTTTGACTTGATCAACGTAGCAATCCTGACTGCGGCCATCGTTGGGTGTAGATGTCTCAGTGCGTCCAATTCAGTGACGTTCTGGGACAGATACTTGGTGATCAGCGGGCCGTGATCATCCTCAAGGATGTACTGCACCAGCGAATCATCAATTCCAAACTGACCTACAATCGAGCCTGCTGCTTGAAGCTCCTCTGCCTTGACGCCAAGGGTTTTCGCCCTCTGCGCGTAGCTCTGAACCTTCTCGACCAGAATCTCCTGCTGCTTTTGCTCTGCCTCTTGAGCCAGTCGCGCCTGCTGATGATTCAGCATTTGCATCTGGGTGTCATAAGCAGATGCGGCTATAATTGCCTGCTCCCTGTGCATGATCTGCCGCTTGTATTCCTCATCGGATAAAGCGAACGGGTCAGGCAGAGCTGGCACTTGTGGCCGCGACCGAGTTTGTGGCTGCTCAAGCTCTTCTAGCCGCTTTCGGAGTTGTTCAGCTTCGCGCTCTTTTTCACGGAGCTTGAAGACCTTCTTTCCTATTGCGTCATCGAAGACCTTTTGCTGCGCCTCGGTGAAGATCGGTTTATCGTGAGTCTCCCCACTATCCTCTGACGATTCGGAATCATCCTCGCCCTCTGGTTCAAGGTCGGGCTGATCTTCAGCCTCCTGCGTCTCAATTGGCTCCTGATTTTCGTCGTCGGGAGTATCATCAAAATCATAGTCTGCTGGTTGCGTCATAGTGTTTGCCCTTATAGGTGAGATGCCCAGAATGGTCTGGTGGCCTGTGTACAGTGTATCGCTGTTGGTCAAGATGCACAACAGTTGGTCAATCTGGCTGAGGTTCTTCCTCTCGCTGGATGTTGCGTAGG